AAAATCCCATAGCAGACCTAGAAGAAATCTTCACCAATTCCTTCGGCTTCTTGTCCTTCTTTTGACAATTGAGAGAATCATAACCAACGGGATCATGTTCATATGTGCCAAATTCTTGCAGAAGTGCTTCAAAAACCTCGTCATTGACTTTCAACCCATATTGTGAGGCTGCACACCTGCAAGCGTCTAAAAGGGCCGTTATAGGCGGTACACAGCAGCCCTGATATTCCAGGTACTGTCTGAGTTGTACAATGGTGTGCATGATGTTGACGATGTTGGTGTCATTTCTCATAGCTTGAGCTTGTTCCAAACAAATAGTAACAGGATCTTCTTTCTGATCCCGGTAAATGAGGGGATTGCACTCTATTTGTGGATAAACACTTGAACAAATACAGCACATGCAAAGGATAAAATACTTAAGAAAATCCAACATTGTTTTTTCCTGGGGCGCAAAGGTTTATCGACAAAACATTGAACGGTTCCAACTAGGCAAACGGTGAAGATGTATCCAAAAGCAGGACATATGAGCACCCACTTGAAGACATCAAATGCAAAGAGAATGAGTTCATTGGTCATGGCGGATACCGTATCATAAAGTTTTAAATCATCACAAAGACTTTCTTTCAAATGTCTCGGCCTTGCGTACATAGCGATTAAACACTGTTTCCAAAGCTTTTGCAAATGAGCGTCTAGCTTGATGCAAAAATATGGGATTAGCCCAATTTCCTTGTTTGGCTTCCCTGGCAGGCATCCAGGATACCATGAGAAGAGATTGTTCTAAGCCATGAGAGCCTGTAATAACTACCTTCATGCCATGGGGCAGCGAATTAGAAACCTTAGCTACGAAGTTCAATGATACCTGCAAGTTGTAGTCATAGTCAGGATGTGGGCCTTTTGAAGAACTTTCTTCCGATCTTCTGTTCCAACTAACGTCATCCTCATCCGGTTTTTGCCACACGATTACCTCCGAACAAGCTCACGAAAACTTCTTTAAATTGTTCGTGAGGAAGGCTGAACGGAACATCTTTGCCAGCAGATCTGTTGATTAAATACTTGTCATCAAATGTCATGGACGCTAGGTGTTCGGGATATTTCTTTTTCATGGCCAGAGCATAGGAACGGTTTTTTTGGATAAGATCTTTTTGGGAATCGGAATTCATTTGCATGAACATTTCATCCCAAGACTTTCTGAGCCTTTCGGGACTGAGGCATCCTGTCTTCCAGTATTTATGCTCTGAAGCCCATAGGATTAGCCTCTCAGTCTGCTTAGGGCATCGTTTATCCACCCTCAGAAGCAAATCCATACAAGACTTCCACTTCATAAGATTCGGGTCCTTAAAGCTCTGATGTCGTTCTTTTATTTTTTTTAAAAAAAGATCACAGAGGAACTCGGCTTCAGCCGAGGGAGACGACGAAGTCGGAGCTACTTCTGTTTGTTTTTCTCTCTCTTTATGAAATAAAGATTGTTCTTCTTTACTGTCCTCATTTTCAGGATCCTGATTTTCAGTATCCTGATTTTGAGGACACAGTAAACTTTTCTTGAATTTAGGTTCCCTGGACACCGTGTACTTGTATCTTTTCTTCCCCGCCTCTAGGTATTCTTCTCTTTTAAGATATCCCGCATCCATGGCTTCGTTGATGATGGGATAGATCCTGTTTTTAGATATTTTTTGACTTTTTATGACATAGGGAATGGAAATCTTCCACTTCCCCGTGTGGCTTAGTAAATAGCTTATGAACCATTTGCATTCAGGCGAAATGTTAGGATTTCTAACGAGATCGAGAGGCACCATTACAAATGGGTGTTCTGCTTCTTCATGGCATGGTTCGATGTGACTTTGGACGACTTCTGACACGGTGGACTCCTATAAGTTGAGGGTTAGGAGCCCAGGCCCGACGATTAAAGTTTTCTTTTTTATTCCACTTATTGTATGAAGTGAAGTAAGATAACTTCCGTTCCTCACTAAAAGAACGCTTGACCTAGGTTTGTACGGGCCTGGGTCTCTTTTTTTCTAAGCTACTCTAAACATTCCCTTTGAAGCAAATCCTAAGTTTCGGTTACATTCCTGGATCTTAATAATTAATGAACCTAATTCGAGGATGTTATGTCTACGAAAATCACACAGTTGGAACTGCCATTCGATACTGAAAACTTTCCAAAAAATAATGAAGATGCTTTAAAGAAATACATCAGGTCTGTCTTTGAATCAGATTTACGCTCGCTTTTTGCCAAAGAAACAGCGCAGAATAAGGTGATAACTCTTATCGTAGATCAGATTAGGGAGATCGATGAATCAGTTCAATATGACCGGAAGCGACTAGACAATCTTTGTAAGAATTTAAAATGAAAATGAAAACCAAAACGAACATCGGCCATTTTTTTCTTTGTGTGATAACAGCGGTTTTTACAATACACATCCTGGTTTACGGGCATGAAGAACAGCTGAAGCAATGTTTCGTGGAACATTTATTCGACTTTCATTTAGATCATGACTCCATGAAAACTCCCGATGAAAAAGCAGAAGATAGGCAAAGGGCAGAAACAGCCCGCAAGCAAAGAGAGCTCGAGCTTTATTTCTATGGGAAGAAATGGGGCATAGACAGTCCTCACGATCATAATGATGACAATGAAAGAGGCACTATTTCGGGAAGTGATAGCAACGATTGCAATAGAGACAGATGAAAAAAAGGCCCGCGATGAGGTGCAACGCAGGCCAGAATTCTGGAGGAAATGAAGCAGGGAAAAAAGAAAACCTACTCTTTCTCAGATGTATCACGAAACGTCCATTTGACAAAAGATTTTTTTCGGTACGACTCCCAATTAATGTGCGGATAGTCGGCCATGATCTGTTTATAATCAATGGCTCCTGGACACACAGTTTTAGAGATTTTAACTCCATTGCCTTGGGCATTACGATCTCCGGCTAAAGCGATCATAGTGCCCCTAATTTCCTTTTCCTGGGCTTCGGCGATCTCCAGCATCTGTTTGGTCTTATGCCACAGAATTTCGGCATCCATCCACGCTTGATTGTCCTTCATGGAGACAAAGTCACGCTCTGTCAAAGGAGGAGCTTCTTTTTTAAGCACCATGTCCCAGAACTTCCGTTCCTCTTCTAGCATAGTTTGGATGTAAGCATCGTCTCTAGCAACCTCGACTATTTTACCGTCAGTTCCGTCAAAACTGCAATAATACATACCAGGCAATCCAGTTACCAGTAGCTGGTGTTGAACCTGCGGCATGTACTTCTCGGGGATCATATCGTTGAGAGCAACGAAATGGTCCTGACGACTGGGGCACTTGATCTCTACCAGCACTTTTTCTTGCATGTCGATGCCATCCAAAGAGGCGCGTATCCACTCTTTCTCCTTGTGGACCCTGTTTTGGGGAAACACAGTCACATTCATGGTCTTCTCAAACCAGGATCTTGCGACAGGTTCCAGCTCCTTGCCTCGACTCATGGCAGAATTTTCCAGTTGTTCGGCATTTCCGAAGACCTTATCCTGCCAAAGCTCATGCATAGTACGCCAAGGCGACACGCCCATGATTACACAAGCATCCGTCGCACCAACACCTTTTCTACGCCACTGTAGCCATTCTTCGTTGGTCATTTTTATTCTCCTTTTTAGTGTTTATCTTGTCTTCTAACGCCCTGATAGCTCTGTGAAATTCACTTTCGGGAATGTTGTGCAGAGAAGCTACCTTGAAATTGGCTTCTAATTGCTGTTGGAAGTTACGGTCATTGATTTTCTGAAGCAATGTATCCAGCTGTGCGCTTTGTGCGTCATTTAGGCCTGATTGAATGAAAGTAGGCTCCAAGTCAGTCCAAGGGTCTCCGTTCTCAAAAAGAGCCTCTAAACGGACCGGGGAATCAATTAGCGCCTCTCTAATAGACTGAGGTAATGGCTTAGGGACGAGGGGCATTATAGTATAGCCATTTATGTCATGACCTTCTGGGGTTTTTCCCTTTACCGTTCTCGTTATTATAAAATCAAAAGAACAAATATCGTCTCCAAAGTCAGGATTTGTAGCTATTTTTTCAAAAGGAATCCTTAATCCCTTCTGAGTAATCTCCAGTATGTACAGACCTTCTTGTTGATAATCCCAAACATACATGGTCCAGAACTGCTGCAGAGGAGCAGCAGAATCGAAGGATCTGAGCGGCTTGTTCTCCTGTGTGTATCGATACGGTTTTTTATCTTTCCACTGAATCCATCCAGCAATGAGTGGCTGAACCATGCGAAGCTTATAATCCTTGTCCGCCGGGATCTTTGTTATTTTCAAATAAGGTTTCTCTTCTTTAATCACTTTATAATTTGGTGGTAGAGCCTTGTTGATAAATGTCATAATTTTTCCTTTAGTTTAATGTTTAATGGTTTTGGTTTCTAAAATTGACACTCGGCAAATTCCCGAACATCCTGTTGTTCTTGGTATAAAATCTCCGCCCATTCATTTTTGAGCTGTTGAATATGCATCTCACAGAACTGGTCAAATGTGTAGCAAGGGCACTCTTCGTCACTTGAGGCACATGTACAATTCTGCTCTATGTATTGTTCGTACTGAAGTTCCAGGTAGCCCTTCATAGGTTAACTCCCAAATTCAGTTTTTCAGTATATTCTTTGACGAATGCCAAATGTTTTAGGGCATTGTCTAGCTCTATACGAGCTTCTTTTTCAGCTTTGTGAGCTTCCTCTAAATGTTGGAAAACGGAATCTAGGTGGTAAAAATAATCTTCTTGGATTGAATTGGATGGATGAGTAACATGTTCGACGAATGTCATGTAATATCTCCTTAGAGGTGAGATTTTATTTGGCTTCACTTTTCATTAATCAGTCGTTTTTGCCTCACTGTATCAGCAGTGGGGTTTTTTTATGTCTACAAACATACCAACATTCCTGATTTTTATGCAACCACAAATGAAAAGTTTGAACAAAAGAAGTTTCTCTGCTAAACTGATTCATGAATGAAAAATTGGAGAGAATCTGTAGACAATGGATTTAGGAAAATATATCGAACGAGCCAACATCCAGAAAAAAGCGTTCGCTCGAATGGCTGACATAAGCCCCAGCGCGCTAAGCAACTACATTTACAAAAGAAGGAAGCCCCGACTGGACATTGCACAAAAAATTATCAAAGCATCCAAGGGAGAAGTGACAATTGAAGATCTCTTGAAATAATTCTTTAACCTAATGTCCATGTTCTTTATTTCTTAAACATGGACTCAATCGAAATACGTATTAATCATGATCCAATACCCTGGGCAGCCCCTAGGCTGGGCCGAGGCATTTGCTACAGCATACACTCAAAATACAAAGAACTATTCCACGCCTTTATATTGTCTCAATACAAAGCCCCCCCTTTAAGAGGGTACGTACGCCTTGACTTCACCTTCTACTTTCCCTATCCAAAATCTGCTTCCGAAAAGAGAAAAGCTCTCATGGATTCGGGTCAGCTTTATCCCACCAGATCGGATTTAACCAATCTACAAAAATTCGCTGAAGATTGCCTGAAAAGCATAGTGATTGAAGACGATAGAAACGTCGTACAAATCAGTTCAAAAAAATTATATGCATCAAGTGGAAGCGTAACAATTAAGATAACGCCATGCGGATAGTAATAGAAGAAGTTGAGGGAGCGCATTACCAGGATATTATTCTCGATCTAGAAGAGATAAAAGCCCTGGAAGAAGGTCAATTTTTAGAAGGCCTAGCCATCATCAAGTACAAAAACTACCACATAGGCATTAGGCTGGGATACAGGTGGCGAAATCCTGAAGAGCCCGCCAGCAGATTCTTAGAAGAAGATGAACTTTTTGCGGAGAAAAGCGATGCCCTTAAGAGAAGGCAAAAGCAAGAAAGTAATTAGCCAAGCAATTTAGTGCACGACATGTTTACGATGGACAAGAGAATGACAATTGGGGCAAAGAACTTGAAGATTTTTCCTTTCATTATTTTTTCTGTTACCGTCCTTATGATGAATTCCGAGGATCTCTTTGCTAGCGTGATAGTTGCATATATCACATCGCTGAACACAGCCCCTCAAAATCAAAGCTTCTCTCACATCGGCAAAATTGGCATACGATTCGGGCGCGCGCTGATCCAACCCAGCGCATCTCTTGCTACAGTATTTATGCGCTTTAGAGGGAGCACTCATAAAATGAATTTTACAGAATTTGCAAACATACTCCTTGGAGCCGCGTCCCTTCTGCGATCTGTGATAACACAGTCGAGAACAATATTTAGCCGTGTTGCAACGGGCGGAAATGTGATCGAAAACCTTCCCGCACACACCACAAGCCCTAACAAGGCGCACTCGCACGAAGAGCCCCTTACACTTCATGGAGCAATACTTGGCGGTTTCAAATCTATGTCTTCTTACATAAAACTGTTTTCCACAATGCAAACAATTTTTATTAATCCCAGTCCGAGGTTTATGCATGCCATTATCCAAGGGTAAATCGCAAAAGATTATAAGCAAAAACATTAGTAAACTGCGACATGAAAATTATCCAGAAAAACAATCGATCGCCATTGCTATGTCCAAGGCTGGAAAGTCTAAAAAGAAAAATAAAAAGAAATCTCATGATTAAAAACGCGAGCGTTGTTGGAACGTTAATCATGGCACTAATATTTTTGTATTGGTTCCTAATGTGGTTAATTTTTTGATTTAGGTTGCAAAATTTTAAATAAATTTTATTATGAGAAAAAACACCATTAACCAAGGCTATTAGACGTGAAGAAGAAAGAACATCACAAGAAGGAACATCACAAAGAAGAAATGCACGAGCATCACCACAAAAAAGAAATGCATCACCACAAAAAAGATACAGCGGCTCACAAGAAGAAACACAAGAAATAATTGGGCCTCTCGTGGATAAAAAGATGAGAAAGGTCACCAAGGATATTCGTAAAGCCGAATCGTCCTTGAAGAAGGCCGAAAAAAGAAATGTCAAGCTCGCGGATTACGATGAACGTGTCCGCGATCCTCTCATTAAGAAATGCAAGCACGAGAAACACAAAGGAAAATCATGATTCGCATTAGCAGCTCGGTGAAGCCCGCCTACGCAGATTCTCACAAATCACGGCTGATTGTTCCCTCTTCTCCCATCCAACGTTATGTGGACATGATAGCCAAACAAGTTAATGCTGTAGCCCTGAAGGTGTTTCGTGACATGCATTGAATGCAAAGTGATTGTCAAAGATGAAAGCAAAAAGCTTGTAAAAGACTATGTGCGCTATGATCCCCTACACTTACACCTGGAAGATAACGATATTTTACGCATGGTGAGTGACACTCTGGATCAATTCAAAATAGAGGACTCTCAAGAAAAGCCCTCTATCATTATCAAAACTACGATGGTTTTTCAATAAGCAGCATGCATGACGCGTGAAGCAAAAGGACTACCTCCTAATGGACCTGTAAAAGTGATAGACTGGGATGTGGTGGACGACCTCCTGATTAAAGGCTGTACAGGCACTCAAATCGCCTCTAGATTGGGCATTCACCCCGATACTTTATATCATAGATGTGAAGACGAAAAAGGGTCATTGTTTTCGGCTTACGCTCAAAAAAAGCGTGAGAAAGGTGACTCATTACTCCTTGAAACTCAGTTCAATATGGCCATAAAAGAGGATAGAGGAATGCTGATTTGGCTCGGCAAACAGAGGCTTGGTCAGCAAGAAAATCCGGGAGTTGCATCCGTGCCCGCGGAGTTTGCTCAGCTCTTCCAGGACACTATGAAAGCCATATTTGGTAAGCAGAAAAGAAATGCCAATGAAGAGATCGATCAAATAGACTTGAAAAGCGAAGAGAGCAGCATTAACAGTGACATGTGATCTGCATGAGTGACGGGCTTATTTTTTGCCTCTTCTGGCAAACGTTTATATGTTTTAATCATATCTTCTAGTTTACTAACGAATTCTTCTAGGGTTGTTGCGTGCGCCTGTTCTTCCTTATATACGTCATTGTGCTTCTTATTATCATTCTCCTGATAGCTTACGCATATCTCACAATCATTGTCATCGACTCTAAGAAAGTTGCTCCAGCTCCTCGCAGCTGCATAGAGTTTTGGTCCAATTGCTATCTCCCCGCAGGAGCATGTGACGAAATCGTCTGGACCGAAGCTTTCCAGGACGCTATTGCATAGCTTGCATTTAGCCCTGTTTCTCATCTTCCCTGTCCAAAAAATCCTTCATCTTCATAATATCTTCTCTCTTCCCCTTAAATAGCATAAAGCAGCACGTTTTTTCCTCATTTATTCCCGCAATAAAGCATCTTCCAGGCTCAGTGAATGACACAGAGGAGTATATACGAACAGCGTTGGCTAGATAATCGTGAAGGGCCTTCTTGACCTCATCTGCAGTTGATAGCTTATCACTTCTTTTGCTTTTTTTTCCCTTGGTCATTGGCAATTTGCTCCGCTAATTTACGACATTCCGCAGCTACATAGTCAATATTCTTGTAGGTTGACGGACGCTTGATTTCGTTTGCCTTCAATAAGATGTTTACCATTTCTATTTCCAGATGTTGGCGGCGCCGCAATATGCATTTTTCTACTGTTTTTTTCATGACTTCTACGGATGGGGTTAGATCCTGTGAATGATTGCAATCGAACCCTATCCAGTAATCCATGCTTGCGATTCGCTCGAATGCGCCAGCGAACGTCAATCCTCCGTGCACTTCATAGGGGATGTTGTCGGGGTCTTTCCCGTGGTACTTATGTCCCTCTGGAATCTGGCAGTACCCGCAGAGAGCGCCAAAACCATTACGCAAAATGAGGCAATTTATGCCCCTATGTTCAAAGTCAATCCTGTCCGGCTCGTCTATCCACTCTCCATCGCCGAACCTTTCCAGTTTTGTTTCAGTCTCATTTAAAGTTTCTTCTTGATAGTCCATGACCAGTTCGCTTATTAAGCTTGTTTATATGAAGCAAGATCTAATATTAGCTCCTAAGCAAAAAGAATTCATCCTAAATGCAACGCGCAAATTCAACCTGGCTTGGGGATCTATGCGATCGGGGAAGACCGTGGCTATCAACTATTGCTTCATGGTTGCGGTCTACAATTCCCCCGACACCGATTTTTGGATGATAGGGCATACGGCTTCTACAATCTATGATAATGCGATTAGTCTTATCATCAACAAGCCAGCTTCTCATTTGCCAGATCCTTTTGGTATATTTAGACCGTTCTGCACATGGCATGAGAGCAAGAGAGAATTGACATTTGGGAATAAAGTCATACATACACTGGGCGCGAAGGACAAGAGTGCAGCGGGCATAATTCAAGGGAAGACTATGTCCTTGTGTTATTGCGATGAAATGACGCTCTACGATCCCTACATAATCGATGTCATTCAAATGCGTCTGTCTCTTCCACATTCGATGCTATTTGCCTCTCTGAACCCCACGTATCCCGCTCACAAGCTCAAGCAGTGGATTGACTTCGCGGAGAGCGGCGATCCTAGCTATTATTCGCTACATTTCACCATAGATGACAATCCATTCCTTACCGACATCTACAAAAACGACATGAAAAAGAGCCTTAGCGGAGTCTTTTACAAAAGAAATTACTTGGGGTTGTGGTGTTTGGCCGAAGGAGCCATATTTGATTTCTTCGATAGAGCATTACACGTGAAAAACCGCTATCAGCATAGAGAGTGCGCTAACTATTGGATTGCTGGCATAGATTTTGGTACAGCCAATGCTTTTGCGTGCGTTTTGATAGGCGTAAATGCGGGCAACAAGTCCGCTGGCATAGGTCATAGAATGTGGGCCGAAAAGGAGTACTATTGGGATTACACCAAGACCGGACGACAGAAGACAGCGTCGGAGTTTGCTAGGGAGATTAAGGAGTTTCTAGATCCGTATGCAGTTAGGGCAATCTATTTAGACCCTAGTGCTTTAAATTTTAAATTGGAGTTAGAGAGACAAAAATTACATGTAGTTTTAACTAAAAATGATGTAGAGTCGGGAATCCAAAAGATGACGTCGGAAATGAAAGATGGCAACTTCTATTTGCTTGATTGTTGCCCTAACCTAATACGCGAGGTTGAGAGCTATGTCTGGGACCCGAAGAGCGCAGAGAAAGGCTACGATGAGCCGCTTAAGAAAGATGATCATGCGGTTGACGCGCTCAGATACGCGATTGCAACGCATAAGGTCTCTAGCTTCAATGAAGATGCCTACTATCACAGGCAGCAAGAAAACATGATGAGGCCGAGGTACTAATGGGAGATTTGTCGGAAGAGGAAGTGGCTGAGATAGGAAAAGCCGAGAAGTTGATCATAGATTGCATGGTAATGAATGGAGTTTCCGTCAGTGCCGGCCTGACGGCCATGATTCGGGTAATTAGTAAGTCTATGAGGAAGAAGGATGCCGGAATCCGGCTTTATCGTTTGCTGAACGGTTTCATTGCGGAGAACGAGGGGTTGTTAGAATTTCATGATAGATGATTGCTGGCCTGATGTCGTTCTATTCATCATGGGATCTCTGTCATTCGTGTTTATGGTCGTTTTTGGGTGATTCAATCCCCATTGTCTTCCCGCTCGCACAGGTGTTTCACGTTTAAAATCAATGATTCGGCCTCCATTTCCGCTGCCTGGATGGCTCTTTCTGCGTTCCTCTCGGATATGATGAAAATGAGCTGCGCGTGTAGGTTATTAATGGCGTTGATGATTAAATTGGAGTCCTTGTCATCAAATAGAGGTCGGCACGCCCGGGCGATATCGTGCGCTAGATCCAGTACACTCTGTATGTAGTCATCGCTGACCCGAGCTGTGTGTATTAGTTTAGATTTCATAACTCAATCCTAATTGCATTTTCATATCGGTCTTTGTAGGAATTTTGATCAGCGTCAAACAATAAAATTTGTTCGTTTCCCGGATATATGTTTTCGCCACTAAATTGTACAAGAGTCGATTCCCAGGTAAAAACACACTTCATTTCTTTTGGGTATTTTTTCAGAACTTCAATGAGTTCCTCCACTATTATTGAGTTGTCATATGTCCACTTGTCAATTTCCCTCATAGCTCAATCCGACTCCTCTTTCTTAAAAACTCGCTTCCACTTCCATTTGATCACGCTACCAACGAAAGACAAACCCGCTCCTAGAGCGCAGTATAATAAAACCTTAATGAGGTTTACCCATTGTTCGGTAAGTATGTTATAAAAAATCCCGATTGCAGTTAAAATTAATCCTAAGACTATCAATAAGAAATGGCACTTTTTCAAAAAATCTTTCATAACTCAATCCGGATTGGCTTGTTGATGGGTTCGTAGCGCTCGTTCACGTGCGAGGCGTTTACTAAATGAGTTTCAAATACCGGATTCATTTCATGATAATGTCCATATGCCTCGTGTATGTGGCCAAATACATGCAATATCAGGCCTGCATCGGGATTGCACTTTTTTGACAAACTTGGGCTTCCAACATTTTCTTCCCTCTCATGGCCGAATGGACCATATCTTCTTACACGGTCAAGTTTGGTATAAGACTCCGTGGGGTTTTGACCTTCGTATGATGGACCGCAATATGGAGGCGAATGTGTGACCAATATGTCCACATCATCCGGAATAAGCGCCCACTTTTCCGCAAGTTCTTCTTCCGTATCCACGGTGAAGGCCATGCAGTGAGGATTCATGCCCTTAAAGCGGAGCGTCCAAGGCGAACCCCAGATCTTAAACTTTTTAATAACGTGATTAAAGCTTGGTATAGTGGGGGCCGACACGAAATCGAAGATAAGTGTGTCATCGCTGAATGGATTAGAAATTTTCTCTTCATATTCGAATTCTGTGCCGGAGTCGCAGAGATAAGTAATCGCGGGATTCCAATTCCCAATGATGTGATTCCCCTCTTTCGATTGAAGAAAGTTGTCGTGGTTACCAGCGCTGATGATGACTTTCTTGTACTTTTGGCAAGATAACCAATTCCACATTGCAAAGTGTTCTTTTGGATCGTCCCGCGCCGTCAAATCCCCCGCCACAATAAGCAGATCTCCGCCTTCGAGTTTGGGGCAATAGCCGTGGAGGTCGCTAATGCAGTCAATGATCATATTATTTTCCATTTAATAATGCTTCTAGATGTAGGACAATGGCAGTGGCATCGTGATAGGCATCATCTAACTTTCCTTTTTTCCAATTGTCGTGATAACTTTTAATAAAGTATTTGAAATATCTTATATCGCTATCAAAAAACATTGGCTCTTCTTTTTTATTAGTATCATCCATCAATCAAACCCTCTCCATAAACCCTTTCCTCAAATTCCTCCTGAAGATCTCCAGAGTAGTACAATATTCTAGCCATTTCCCTGATCTTTTTGGTCTCTTTTATTTGTCCGCATTGCAATAAAGCGTCTTTTACACTTTCTTTAGAATCAAAAAAGTAATCAAATAGTATGCGCATAATGTGCATAGTCATATCAAACTCGGACAACTCGGCCCAAGCAACAAAGCAGTTTCCGTGGGTATGTCTAAGCCTCTGAAAGTGCTCTGGCTCAACCTGTCCTGGCTCGATTTCTATCACGGAAAATTCCTTGATTACATTATCTTCGTCAGCGTTCCACCCGATTCGGGCGTTTTTCTGTTCAATGAACCTCATTCATCCTCTTCTTCATTGAATTTTTTCCATGATTCCTGAATCTCTGTTAGCATGGCTTCGAAGGATATGGCCGCGAAACTTTCGTAAAAGATAGCGTCTACGCAGATTCGTTCCAGGTCGTCCAAACTTAAGTCCGAAAGACTTTCGGGATACGTGTCTTCTCTTCTTACATCATCGGCGTCAATTTGTTTCAGCGCCTTCAATCCCACAGGAACGAGTGTGGTCTGAATAATGTAATAAGGACATTTCCCCTTTGATTGATAGCGGATGCACATTCCGCTCTTCACTGCTTCAATTGCTTCTAAAATGTTCATAGAGTAGCCCTCATATTCTCTAGGATTAGAGTCTGTCTTCATTCGGAGATTTAATCAATTGAAAAATATTCTCCTTTTTGACATAATATTGACATGAAAAAATGTGAAGTTTGTAAGAAAGAAATCAATTTTCCAAGAGCGACAAGATGTCGTAGTTGCGTCCGAAAGAGCATTAGCGACAGATATTGCGAAAAGAAACGAATCGAGCTCAGGGAAAAGCAACGTTTATATAGACAAGCGAACCGCAAACTATGTCAGAGCAGGTCTAGGATTAGCCAATTAAAAAATGCGGAAAAGTACTTATTAAAAAGGCGTGAAAATTATAGGAGAAAGCGCGGAATCCCTTTGGACGATCCGTTTAGAAAAAGAAAGAATGGGGAAGGGAACATAGACAAACAGGGATATAAAACAATTACGGTTCGCGGCCATCCCAATCAAATGGATGCTAACGGAAGGATTCGCGAACATGTATATGTCATGTCTCAGCATTTAGGCCGTCCCTTGTTCAAGGGCGAGACTGTCCATCACAAAAATGGAGATCGTCTGGACAATAGAATCGAAAACTTAGAATTGTGGTCTAGAGCTCAGCCCCCTGGGCAAAGACTTGAGGATAAGATTAATTGGTATATTGAGTTTTTGCTTCAATACGGATATAAGGTGATTAAAGTGTAAATAATTACTTTAAGAGGCCCAAATTGAGCTTTTATTATCCACCGTGGAACAATGCAATTGAGCCAAATCAAGGAAATGTTCGACAATGGCTCGATAATCTTTATTCGAAATTTCAACCAATCGAACAGGCTCGGGTCTAGCGCCCCTATCTTAACGGTAGGGGCGCTAGACCGCAAACTCGTTGGAACCAATCCAATATAGATACTTTATTCTACGCTGGTTCTCAAACCTTCATTAATCGCTACTTTAATTTCACGCCTAGCTTCAGTTATCAGAACTTTTATTTCAATTTATTGCAACAACCCGTGAACATGGTGACGGGCTATCAAAGACAGCACCGCAAATCCATCAATTATATTCCCTGTGAAGGGGCAGATCCGCAGACAACAGACCAATATTCTAAGCTCATCACCCATGTAAGCAACGCAGGCGATATCCACGAGCAATTCTCCCGGGCTTGCGAGCAGGCTTGCATTACGGGCATGGTTCTTTTGCAGCCGTATCTGGATTACAATGGAAATGATCAAGCGCAAGGCGAACTAAAGTTAAAAGTGTGGGAGTACAACTCGTTTTTGGTCGACCCCTATTTCCGCAATAGCGACATGTCAGATGCCCAATTCGTGTGGTGTCAGGAATACATATCGAAAAAAGAGGCGGAGTTTCGTTTCCCAGGAAAACTTGAACAAATAGCCCCGATGGCTGGTACTCCGCAACGATATGGAAGCTTTTACTTCCTTCCTGAAAACTATAACATGGCACGCAATGACCTCATGGTATTGAGTTATGTATGGTACAAATGGAAGCGAAAAAAGAAAAGGCTATATTCACGTAGCCGAAATCAATTCTTCGACTTTGCTGGTGGGCAAGAAAATTTAGATCGCATACTTTATGCCATGGAAGATATGGAGGAGGTCACCGTTGAAGCACCATGCTGGAAGCTCGCAGTTGTTCTCAACGACCAACTTATGTTTCAGGGCGATAATCCTTTGGGATTTGACGATTGCCCTTTTGTGCCGGTCTTTTGGAATTATGAGCCTCATAATAACTATTATGACCTACGTGTGCGTGGTCTTGTTCGTACTATGCGGGATTCTAATTACCTCCTTAATAGACGCATTATCATCAATCATGACATATCTGAAGCTACGATCAACCAGGGTTGGAAGCGAAAAGTAGGCGCCGTAGCCAATGAAGACAACCTCAAGAAGTCGGGCCAGGGCTGGGATGTCATCATCAACGAGGGCTACGAGCTGACGGACTGCGAGAAGATCCTGCCTTCTGCAGTGCCTGAATCCGATATGGCCCTTGCAGATCAGCTTAGAAGCCTTATTTTCGGCACTTCTGGTGTGGACCTGGAAAACTGGTCAGCCCAGCAAGACAAGCAATCCTCAAGCCTTACAACCATGCTGAAGCAAGCTGCCAATCTCATGGTGCTTCAAAAGTACTTTGATCAGTGGGATTTGTCATTGAAACAGTTGGGACAGCGAATGCTGCAAATTGCCATTAATAATTGGGATGCCAACAAGGTCAAGATACTGATAGGGGAAGATCCTACGCCATTTTTCTACAGTCGCATTTTCTCTAGATATCAGGTTATTGTTGAAGAGGGGGAATTGACCCCTACCCAGCAGAACATGCAGGCCCAACAGCTCATGGATATCAATGCAGCCTTTGGGCGTGAGGTCTTCCCTCCTTCCATGATCGTGCCTCACCTCAATATAACAGGCAAAGCCCAGGCTATTCAGTTTCTCCAACAGCAAGAGCAGCAAGCCCAAGCTATTCAGCAAGAGGAGACGACCATCAAGCACTCGTTTGAAGAAGCCAAACTTAAGGAGTTATATGCTAAAGCAGCGGCACAAATCGCTACGGCTCGCGAGAGGCACGGGCGTGCTGAGGCGGACATCGGATTATTTGAAGAGCGCCTTAGTGAAATCACGCATAACCGCGCTATGGCCACAAAAGCGAAAATGGAAGCGCTGGAAAAAATGGTGGATGTCATTGGTAAATATGGGGAAATAGAGAGCATGTTGAAAATGCATCAGCTAGAAAACTTCGACTATACGCAGCAAGTCCATGAAGATGAAGAGAAAATGGACGCCAAGCGCACGGCTATGTCTAATGAATTTGTTCAACAATTAATGGGCGAAATGGCCCAGGGACAATAGTTATTGATAATGTTTTCTTTAAACATTATAAAGAAATTAAATAAGCAAAGAACACGGAGATGTGTGTGTGCGGATGTTCAGATGATAGATGGATGAAAGATTGCTGCTGCCCTCAGGGACCACAAGGTCCACAAGGCGTGCAGGGTCAACCTGGTGTAATGGGACCTGCTGGACCCGCTGGCCAACAAGGCGTGCAAGGACCCCAGGGTCCACAAGGATTACAAGGTCTGCCGGGTTCTAAAGGCGACACAGGCGACACAGGCCCAGCTGGCCCTGCAGGAGCCACAGGACCTCAAGGTCTTCCTGGAGTTGCAGGACCGCAAGGCGTAGCTGGCCCCCAAGGAAACACAGGCCCAGCAGGTGCAACGGGTCCAGCCGGACCACAAGGCCCAGCAGGCCCATCTGGTTCAGGTAACGGTCCTTACGCAAGCGTTTTTGCGAGCAACCCCCAAACAATCCAGCCCTATAACGTTCCCGCAGTTTCTGATCAGGTGCTATTTAATGCACAAGATGCCGTTTCTAGTGGAGATTTTGATCTTTCACAAATGGGTATTACTGGAGACATTAAGTTCCTGAAACATGGGATTTATCATTTGGCATGGCAATTGCAAGCCCGTATTGCTCCTCCTGTTCCACAACCTGTACCAAGTTGGAGCTTTGGCTTCTGGCTAAATGGGATTTTGGTTCCTGGATCAATCTATTCAGGCTATACCTCCAGCCCTAACGATGATGCTGCTCACTCAACGGGTGACGTGATTATCGAGATACAAGCGGGAGACACTCTTAGATTGAGAAATACATCTATCTCTTCTGTTGTTCTTAATCCGAATATCACAGGATCGGTGTTCCCAATCACTATTGCATCTGTTAATGCAGAATGTTTAAAACTACTTCCATAATCAGGAGAATATTATGAGCGGAAGAAAAATTCACGATATGGGGGGGTATCCCCATACATCGGATATGTCGATGAAATCCGGCAATAAACTGAAGCACTACACATCTGCTGAAGGGTCGGGTCATTTAGATGGTCAATATCCCGACACTACGGAAGATATTCACAAGGATCAAATGGCTGGCGATAGCAAGATTAAAGGTCGCCCTATTAAGCCTGGCTACAGAAACTAATTTGTGGTTTCCGTGCTAAACCCTTAGTAAGCGCTTACATAGCATGGGGTGATTGCGTGTTTCCCATAGAGTTTGAGAGACTCAAATGCGCAAGTTACGAGTTATTGGTTTATTTCCTTGCGATTCTCGAATTTAAACAAGGAAATTTGGGGTGCTCGTTTAATTCGAGATGAGCGACCCCCTTTTTGAGGTATGATTATGAGCAGAAAACCTATCAAACCATCCCACAATCCATCGGGAAGAGGCGAATTTAAAGATCCCATAGCCCCCAAAAAGCGGGAGGATGGCGCCTATCCTTTTGAATTCAAGGCCCCCACCTATGACAATAGGACTAGCTGCAGTATTTCTGCTGGCAATGACTACGGGGTTGGTTTCACTCAGCCTGTCGGAAAGGAAGCTGCTTCCCCCATTACCTCCGGCCCTATTCTTCAGCAAGCCAAGTGCTTTTCACCTTACGAGATTTTTGAAAACCAAGATTGTAAGGGATAGTCTATGCGCATCTATGGTGCCAAGCCCAAACGAGGCAAGACATACGAGGCACACACAGAGCCTACGAAATATGGTATGGGCGATTATTATGGCCGCGCTCATAGAAATCCCATCGGGCGTATGCGAGATTCAACAAATCCCGGCTTCATGCCCATGCCAGCTAAGAAGTTGAAGGTTCCTCCGAAGTCGGTGGTTTAGGAAGTGGCATCCAATATTGAGCCTCTAGCTTGCTCATAATCCTTTCTGATTTGTTAAACATTGGTCTTCTGCGAAAATCTCCACAATCCCATTCACCGTCGATCAGCCGAGAAATTCCAGTATACCCATCACAAAAAATTAAGACATATTCTCCTTCGTTGGGGTATGAATCTCCTAAAGCTTCAATCCATTCCATTATTCCTTCTGTGGTTTAGTCCCCTTGGATCATTGAACACCAAAATATTTCTGGATCAGTTCTAAAGACCAACAATTCAAATATCTCAATACTATTAAATCTTTCAAATTTTCCCAATAATCTGTGAAATACATAAATGGGAAAGTCTTCTTTTTTGGGCAATTTGTCTCTCATCCTAAAAGATCCGCTGGTGAACTCCTTTCTTAACATTTCTGACAACGAGTTGGGGTTTGGTATCGTGCGGGATTGATGATAATAATTTCGCATCCTGGTTTTTGCTTCATGAGCTTCTTCGTGGGTAGGAGGAACTGTTAAAAAGGCTGTGAAATCTGAGCATACACGTTCAGATAAATTGGCTACTTCTGGAAGTTTTAATTTATTTCCTGTAGCCGATTCAAATCTGTGGTTATCCGGCACTTGATTTTTTGGCATTCCTAGCTATTTCCCTATATATGGCACTTGCTGCGTTGTCATCCAAGTCTTCTGGGTCTGGATGTTCTAGTTTCTTTTTGTTGTGCTGAAAATCATAAATGCTATCAGAGATGGTCTTATTTTCGCATATCATGCCCTTCTTATAGTTAGACCATAGCTCGCGCTTAGGAATCAGCCAAATGACCTTTATTGTGTCTCCAGGGGGATATGCCTTGAAGAGCATGCTATTGGTCTCGGGCTTGGGCCTTGTTAGCCTCGGTTGCCATATTAATCTCTGCTTTACGCCATCGTCATCGGTTCGTGTATGGGCAAATATGTAGAAAGGTCTGTTCCCAAATTCAGCAGGTCTGTTTTTAATGACTTCGTTGCAACATTCTCCAATGTCGAACTGCTGTTTCGTGAAGTATTGAAAGCGGTCATGTGTTTCAAGACGGTCTAATTTCATAAATGATCCTGTTTAAACAATCATTTACATATTAAATAAATTATTATATTGAAATGGTTAACTCGCTAATCGGCGTTAAGATAGGTCTAAATTACATGTCAGTTCCAGCAGAACAACAAAAACCAACTCAAGAACAACCCACAGAACAAACCAAGCAATCCGACAAGGAATACAACTTCGCTCAGTTGCGTAAGCAAGTAGAGCAAGAACGCGCAGCTAGGCTGCAGGCCGAAGAGAAAGCCAACCAACTGATGGCGCAACATGCCCAAAAGCAACATGCGGATGACGATGACGGCGATGATGAGCCCTACATCGACAAGAAGAGGCTAAAAAAGGAGCTAGGCAAGGTTGTCCAACAAACCAGTACCGACACAGACCAGAAGATAAATAATGCCGTTCAGAAGGCGTTGGCTGAAGAAAGGCGA